TTTTTGCTTCATCAGTTTGAGCTGATATATCATCACCTTTTTCTGTAAAATTTTCTTCATATCGTTCTACACCAAATGTAATTCCATCAATAAGGGCATCTAAAAAACTTACATTTGTATTATCTTTTACATAATCATTTGAATTCAATAAATGTTCATACATACTACTTTGTTGTAATTTATCTCCAGAATTTTTAGCTTTAAAATCACCATGCTTATTAATTATAGTTTTATTATCTTTTATAAGTTTTTTAGTATCATTATATTCTTTTAATATTTTTTCATCAAGCTCTTCTTCGTCTTCTGTGTCTGTGTCGTCTTTTTTTAAATGAGCTGTTCCAGTTTCTTTAACTGGTATTATTCTTCTTTTCATTACTGGTTTTTTCATTTGTGGAATATTTACGCTTGGTACATCTACTTCTGGTACTGGCTGATCCATGTCAGGAGGTTTAGTTTGTTTTACTGGAGAGAATTTTACTTTTTTTACTTTTTTTTCTTTTTTTGGTTTTGAACTAACATCATAATATTTACCTTTTTTCTTAAGAGGTATTTGATACTCTTTAACGTAATCAATTAATTCAGACCTGTTCAATTTAGAAAATGGTTTGCAATTTTCAGTTTTATATTTCCTAATGGCTGTTTTTAATTCTGCTATAGTTACTAAATCCTCACGTTTATCCATATATATATTTATAGCAATATTAATTATTGCTGTCATTTTGTTTATATTATATAGTAGAATTTTAATTAAATCAATTTTCTTATATATAGTAATGTTAAATAACATGTTATATTTAGTAAAAGTGATATGTTATTTAAAATTATTTTTTTATATTTACCTATATTATCATGAGTGATTCAGAAAGCGATTCAAGCATAGAACCTGTAGAAGAAGAGCCTCAAAATGTTAAAATACCCCCTACAAGCATGAAGAAGGAAAAGAAAATAAAAAAAATTATTTATGAGAGTGATAGTGATGAAGAAGAAGTATTGAAAGAGCCAGTTAAAAAAGCACCTACAAGAAAGAAGGCAGTACCTAAACAAACAACGATAGTAAAAGAAAAAGTAATTTATATGATCCCTGATAAAGAAGGTGGATATAAAAAGGTTAAAAATCCAGAGCTAACTAAACGTGACTTGGTACGCATTGAACGAGAGAAAGAGCTACAAGAAAAAGAACAGGAATTAGGAAAACGACTACTTGCAAAAAAGAATGGTAAGCTTGACAAGAGATCTGTAGGTGGAAAAACACGTAGTCCTGCACAAATTGAAGCTACAAAGAAATTGTTAGAAGCTAATCGAATTCGAAGAGAAGCAAATAGGAAATTGAAAAATCATGAAAAAACTGAATCAACAAAAAAATTAGTAAAGGAGAGCGTACGTGAAGTAGTGAGTGAGCCATTTTATGAACCTAAACATATTAAGAATCCAGAACCAGTAAATCCATTTATGGGAAAATTGTAAAAAATATGAGAATTGGCAGATTTGGGGGTATGTATACCTATAGAATTTTATAACTTCAATTCTATAAAATTATATTCTATATTCTATAACTCTTTCTATTTTTTTAACAATTTTTACAATTTTACAATATATAAATATAATATAATATATATCTTATTAATAAGGTAAGATATATATATAAAAAATGAAAAAAATGGATTGTAAAAAATATTGTAAAAATGAAATTATTGTAAAAATGAAAAGGATATACATACTCCCATTCATCAAATTAATCATGTGTATATTCAGTATTTTCAAAAAGATTGTTCCAATCCAAAGCATCTTCGTCATACATTTTAAAATCAAATTTCTTAAAATGATCTATTACCTCTTGATTAGTTCCACCAATCCAACACATCTCAGAAGTTCCATTTATTAGTTTTGCTTTTCTTTGAAAAATACAATTGTGTTTATCCATGCTTTTTCTAATATCACTTTTTCTAATTTCAATTTGTCTATCTAATACTAATTTAGATACCAATATTGATTTTCTATTTAATTCACTTTGTTTCATATAAAAGGGTTCATTCATTTCATCTTGTTTATACATCTCAATATATTTGTAGATCCAAAGAAAAGGAGCTGATATATTTCTTGTTGCAAGATAATTTTGAGTATCAGTCTGAGGTTTATCATTCTTTGGAACAAAATTAGTAATATCATAATCCATTAAATAAGAATATAATTTATTCATAACATCATCATTTCCTATAAAATCATTATGCAATTTGCTCCAAAATTCAGCATATTCAGCACTACACATATTCATGTTAGTTTCTAAAATTAAAAATCTTCTATCAGTAGGGCTTACATTAACTGGTGCATAATTATTAGATAAAATAAATAATCTCATGATCTGTTTTTTTGTTCTTGAACTTACAAATTTCTCTCTAATTTGCATTGTTTCACTTGTAACAAATTCTTTTAGATCTTCCAAATATTTTACTCCATCTCTCCCTTGAACTTCATTCATACAGCAAACCATTTTATCAGATACGATACTATTATAATTTCCAAATAGATCGTCCATGCCTTTGCCTCGTGTTACATATTTATTACCAATGATTGCACTTATAATATCTAGTAATGTATCTTTTCCAGATCCTTCAACACCTTTTAATACCATAGCTACCTTTGAATTTTCATTTGGTTTTTGAACTAGATGAGCAAGATATTTTTTAATATAATTTCTAATTTCTTCATTTTTATAAACATTGTTTAAATAATTATCAAACCATGCAATATCATCATCTGTATATTCACTTCTTTTTGATTTAAATCCATCAAATCTATTAAAAACGTTTTGAGGTGTTTCTTTAATATCATTATATGGAATAAAATCCTGTGATAGATAACTTTGTCTTTTTGTATCTTTCAACCATACATTAAAAAAATTTGTTGTTCCATCTCCATTTTTTGGAGCGTTTGCATGACGAATTCTAATATTTTCAAATTGGTTTCGTATAGCAGTCTGTGTCATAGTTATAAAATCTCCATTATGTATTTTTGTAATATAACAATCTTGACTTGTAATATAATAATAATCTTTTTCAAATTTCTTTTTTTCAATTTCATAAATACATGGTACTTCATATTCATCATCATATGTATAAGGAGATTCAAATGGTTTGATACACCATTCAATGTCATATTCTTCTGTAATTTTATTTAATTCCTCAATATCTAATTCTTCTCTTGAAATAAATCCGTCATACATAGGGACACTACATGATGTAGGATATTTTTCTATTATTTTTTGTAATAATTTATTTTCATAATACATTAGAATATTGCACATTTTAGAACTAATTGGATTTTTACCTTGTTCCTTTTTAGGTTTATCATCATCAAATGATGTATGATCTAATGAAATTATATTTTTATATATTTCTACTAGTTTTTTTTTATTCTTTTGTATCTCTTCAAGAATAAGTCTAATAAAAGAATCAGTAGATGATACTGGTGGTAGTTTATCTCTATTCATAAATGTTAAAAATTCAGTTTTTGTAATATTTGCATCTTCCAATATTTGTTCTCTATCATTTACATACATTTTTAATTTACTACATGGTAGATCATTAGTTTTACATAAATAATATAAAAGTTTAGGATGAGCATTTTTCATATCATAATCATACATACCTTCATTCATAATAAAATCCCTATGAACTTTTGGTAATTGTTGAATACCATGACCTTTAACGTATTCTCTATGTGATTTTTTAAAATATTTTCTTTCAATGATGCCAGTATTATCTGATTTCATTGCATTTACTAATAAATCTTCAAAAATACTTTTAAGCTTATTACCTAATTTAATTATTTCAGTTTTATCACCAGATACATCATTATATTTTGTTAAATCATATATATTTTGTGAGAATAGATATTCTACTTTCTTAACGTTAAATTCTTCGAAAAAGGTCATTTTATTATCTTGAGATATTTTATTCATTTATAATATATATATAGAAAAAAACTTTAAGTTAATTCCGCAATTAATTAATATATTAGTTTTCAATTTTTCCTAAATATTTAAGAAAAATTAAAATAAATAATTCATTCATATAAATTCAATTTGTTTAAGTTCTACTAAAATTGGTAGAACTTTTTTAATTAATAGTCTGTGTTCAGTAAAAAAATCTATTTGTTCATCTTTAATATTAATACCATAATTTTTTTTCCATACGAGTTTCATTTTTAATATTCTATCATACTCTCTCCTAATTGCTAGACGTTCCTCTTCTGTTTTATAATCATATTTTCTTCTTTTATCTACAAATGATCCATCTGGATGTTTTGCAATTTCATAAGTAATTTCTTCATTAGTAATTTCTTCATCATTATTTTTCATTTATATAATAACAATATAATTTTTTATATCATTTTTTCCTTAATGTTTTATTAATAAAAACATTCGGTATCACTCATAGTTCTCTTACAATGCTGAATATTTCCACCTCTCATACCTCCAACAGGTTTACCACAATATAAACATTTATTTCCTAAATTAATACAATCAAATTTTATATTTTCTGGTTTTTTTTCTAATTTTTCAAAAGTAATTATATAGCTTCTTTGAAACCATGTAGGGACTTGTGTTAAAATTATTTCTGTTATATAAAATTTATGTTTTTCTGCTAGTGTTATTCTAGGTGGTGTTAATGAATACATACCAATAATATATTTAATTTTTTTATTGCATATTTTAAAAGAATGTTCTAACCATTTTGTAAGGAGAGAATATGGTGGATTTCCGTATATACAATCTACATTTTCAGTAAAATCAAAAAAATCTTTATTTTCTGTAATTTCACAATAATATTTTTTTTCATTTTTAAATGAATTGTAAAAAACACCTTTTCCTATGCAAGGATCTAAAATAGAATAGTTATCATCAATATCTTCTATCATTATATCTACTATTTTTTGAGGTGTATATACTATATCATTTTTTTTTATTTTATTTTTAATTTTAATCATAGTCTTCGCAGACATTTATATTATAACAATATAATTTTAGTTTTAATCCAAATCTAAAAAAGTTAATTTTAAAACAAGTTGCATAGGTAGAGTTTGAGCAGTATATGATGCTGCAGGTACTAATTCAGGAGATGCTGCATCGGTATAATACATTTTCTCAATCTTTAATTGAGATGGCAATCTCTCACATAAAAATACACCTTGCTTCTGAACAGGTGAAATATCATTACCAGCTCTACCAATATAATCTGTACCAGATCCACTATTTAATTGTGATGCCCCTGCAGTTAATGCACTTTCTAATAAACATGTTCCTAATATATTATTATTACCACCAGTAAAAGAAGAGTGTCCTACTTGTTCAATGTTACTTCTAATCAATAATGCATTTACATTACTTGGAACAATTCTACCAATAATTGCATCTACATTGCCTGATGCATCTATTGTTGTTCGTTGAACTTGAACAAAACCAGATTGCACTTCGACAAGGCAACGTCCTAAATTGATCATGTCCTCAGGAATGTTAAAAGTGAAACTACTTCTATCTGTTGATTCGTCTACAAGATTTCCAATGTTTTCTATAGAGAGAATTCGTAAGTTTGACATATAATTATAGATAATATTAAAAAATTTAGATTATTAAATTTTAATATTATATGAAGACATTAAGATATTTACTATTAGTTTTTAGAAATTCTATTTTTAATAATGATATAGTTTATAAAATTTCTAAACATTTTAATAAACGATATTATGAACTTCAAACAGCAAATAGAAAAATTTTATTTAAAACTAAAAATAAAAATTATGAGAGAAAAAAATATTCATATCATTATCATTATCATTAATTACAATCCAGTTAATTTATCTAATTTCATGAGTTGTTTTTCAATTACACTTTTATTTTTTAATTCCTCTTTTTCTCTTAAATAATCTTCTTTATTTAAATTTCTAATGCATTCATAATATAGCTTTTCTATTATTACTTCATTCATGGGGTACGGATAATATTTAAATTCTGTTTCATATTTAAAAGTTGCAGCTTTTGCTAAATTTACTTTATCTTCTTCTTCTATAAAGCTATCATCAGGTAATGGTTCATGTTTTACATGTTTAACTCTCTCCTCTAATAATTTATTATAATCAATATCAGGATCAGTAGCTTGAATACCTTTTATACATTCTTCTCCATATTCATCAATATAATGATCTGTTTGTATATTAAATTGTTCTTTTTCAAATATTTTAGTTTGTTCGTTGTATTCATTTAATTCTAACTCTGAAATTTCAAATATTTTAGTTTGTTCGTTGAACTCTGTAATTTCATTTATTTTCATTATATATTATACAAATATTTTATTTTTATACAAAAAAAAATAAAATATCAATTTTTTAATTTAATTAGAAAGATGC